GTTCCTTAAAGTGGACAATGTAATATCGTCCCTGCTTATGCAGAATATGGCAGGACTGATAAATCTTTTTCTCTTTACGGGATGCAACCCCGATACGTGTCAGAGTCTCACGAACCTTTAAAAAATCATCTGGTTCATTTAACGTAATTTCAATCATCTGGTCAGCAGACCAGTGAACTTCAGGTTCTTGAATCATCTTTTTCCTCCAGTCTCAAATTTAGATTTAATGAATAATAATTGTTCTTTGGTAAGAATACTCAGAGCCTGTTTTGCTTTCTCGTTATTATATCCATAATAACGTTTAACATAATCTAAATCTCTGATCTCGTCCTTTCGGAGCCACGGAGAGAATCTTTTCCGTTTCCTCACACTATTTAGCATGAAAGAATACTGAAGATTAGGGTCCAAATGTGAATTTAAATTCATTTCATTCGCATACAGAACCGTGTCCAGTTGACCGGACATGCAGCGATTTACAATATATGCTGGATACTTTGCATCAGGATCTTCTAGGCGAAGATCTTTCTTATTAATGTTGATAGAATTCAACCAGTCTTTTAATTCCAATGTCGGATTACTCCTGCAATAATAAAACAATTAGTAGTGAGATAAGAAATTAATATAGCAGTCCGTACCATAACCACGTAGTTATCATACCGGTTAGTTTTATCATCAGAAAAACTACCTAAACTATATTTCCAAATACGCCCTAATTTCTTCATTCGTCCTTAGTCTTGTTCCTGATAATAATCTGATCGTTCTTATAATCTGCTACAAACTCAAGAACATCTTCATGGTCCCAAAGCAACTCTTCATAGAGTGCATTGAGTTTTCCCATATCCTCATATAACTGATTGGGGTTTGTCATAATTAAACAGTAAAAGTTCCTTTCGTTCTTTTTGGTCGCGCATATATTCACCTACAGATCTCATTGTGTATGTAAGATCAAACTCTCCTACTTCCCACCCTTGGAACCTTTCTTTGACCAGTTGAGACGAATTGTAAGATATGAGTTGAGGACCAATAGACCTATCACAATCGGCAGCAAAATCGTCGTGGTTGAATCCGTTATGCATACTCCCCTTCCTTCCATAAAGGTTATCTCGTATGTCGTATGGGGGGTCAAGGTAGGTGAAACAAGACTTGGTGTCTGTGAGAAGTTTTTCATAACTGAGGTTAGTAATTTTCCAATCTTTGATTAGTTGAGAGTATCCTGGAAGTTTTTCGATGCCTCGCATTGAGAAGTTGGAGACACTTGCTTGTTTGCTGAAGGAGGACGACTCGGTGAGACCAGAAAAAGAACACTTATTGACAATATAAAAAGCAGCTGCGCGAGATAAATCCGATTCAGTATATTCATTTACAGTTTCCTTAGACTTTAAAAATAAATCTTTTGCAGATACAGGTTCAGGATGCTGAGACTTCAGTTCACCAATCATCTCAGCAAGATCAGCACCAGAATCTTGTAACACTCTCCAGAAATTATATAGAGGTTTATATAGATCATTCACCCAGATGTCTAGGTGAGGATACTTCTTAGTGATGTGAATAGCAACACTACCGCCACCAAGAAATGGTTCGTGATATTCTTTGTATTCCCTCAGGTCTGGAAAATACACATCCATCTTAAGGCAAGCACGAGACTTGCCGCCAGGATACCTCAAAGGTGTCTTATATGACTTCATCATAGAATGAGTTTCTTATCAGGTGTGGTGACTCCACCGAACATCTCACTATACTTGTTTTTTACAGTGGGGTCAACTTTTGCAACATAAACAATGAATTGTCTTCCTACTATAATCTCAGGTTCCAGTTTATCAACGACAGTTGCCCAAGGGATAAATCCAACACTCTGTGCCTGAGGGACACAGACCAGTCCATTCCTTACAGTGATGGTCTCATCATTCTCTTCAACAATCTCAGCAACAATCTCTTCGCCAGTGCTGATACGTAACAGTTTTACATTCATTTTAATTCGTTATAGTGTTTGATTAGTCTTTCAATTTGTTTCTTGTCTGTACCACAAGGAGCATTCATTAAACAGATAAGAGTGGCGGCAGTGTCTGAGATTGAAGGTTTGATAGTAAACCCCCACCTATCAACTTCACCATCAACAGGTGCTTCACAAGGGTCAAATTCATGTGGCATTAGAATCCTCCACCTTTACCCCTTTTCTTTGTTTTAGGTAACATCTTTTTTAATTCTTCTTCTGAGTAATTATCATAGATTTCAAGCATACGATCTAATGCATATTGAAATTGAGAACCAGCACTCATCTTACTAAGCATATGTTGTGCTACATCATACCTTAGTTCTTCAAGTTCATTGGGTGTCATTTGAACTCACATTCAACCATTATCTCAGTCATTGCCGCCAAGAGGTTGATTTCTTGGTCTGCGACAAATGCCGATTGATACTGATACTTAGCAACAATGAGCACGGCAGCAGCAATACTAGGACCGTCCAGAACTTCGTAAAGAGCATCGTAAGCACGACGCAATAGTACGTTAGGATCATTGTCCAGGTTAGAAACGATCCACTTACGTACCTCAGTAAAGTTCTTTTCCTTAATATTCTTAACAAGGTCATTTACCGCGATATCCCCAAACGACGCAAGGATCCCCGAATCAATCTTTCCAGCCACGGAGTATCGTTGACACTCGTTAAGGACACGTCTCCAATCGGGGAAGTGCTTCCCGATGAGTTCAATGAGTACTTTGTTTTGGTACTCGATACCTTCGCCTGTGAGAATTTCTTGAAGTCTAAGGAAGAAACCGTTGGCAATCTTTGCTCTTTCTTTTCCTTTGATTCCGAACTCAACGACTGTACATCGGGAGTGGAGCGGTTCAAGAATTTTATTTTTATAGTTACAGGTGAAGATGAATCTGCAGTTACCAGCAAACTCCTCAATAAACGCCCGTAAACAGAGTTGTACATCATTGGATGTATTATCTGCTTCATCAATGATGATGACTTTGTGTTTTGAAGTTGCTTGAAGCGATACGGTCGAAGCGAAATTCTTCGCATTGTTTCGGACAGTATCCAAGAATCGTCCTTCATCGGACCCATTGATGACATAATAATCTACTCCTAGTTCTTTGCACAGTGCTTTTGCTACTGTAGTCTTACCGATTCCTGGAGGACCTGCGAGCAGCATGTTGGGAATCTCACCCTTATTTAGAAAATCTTGGAACATTTTCTTTGTATCTTCAGGAAGGATACATTCCTGAATGGTCTGTGGTCGATACTTCTCGACCCAAATAAAGTTACTCATAATTTAGTCACCAAGTTTTACTGTGAGTATTGAGATCGCCCTCAACATGATTATGTTCTATCTCATCTATGTGGGCATGGTCAATTGATTCAATATGTAGATGCTCCAAAGAGTTTGCAATTCTTTCAAGGGCATCTGCAATGCGGTCAACAGGTATGTTCATAATCAAATCCAATCAGGTTTACGCTCAGGAATACGCAGATAGTTTTCTGCTGCCCAAGGTTTAGATGCAATATACATCTTGTATGCTTCGATGGTAGAGATACTATCATCAAACTTGTACTCTTCAGGCATAGCACGAACGAAGGGAGTGTGATCATCCCATTTTACATAAGGAATGATTTCATCAGCAGCAAGGAGAGTCTTGAAGCAAGTATGGATTTTACCATATCGAGTAAAGTACTCTTCACATAATGCAATACCGTGAGTAAACAACCATCGAGTGTTTTCTATAGTCTCATTTGCCCACTTGGTGCAAGGGTGATTACGAAACGCTCCCTTCTCTGTAGCATAGGGTGTACCGTCTGCTTTGGGAAGAGTACCGTAACCATGCCCCCACTTATTTGAGGCAATGATAGAGAGCATCTGACAGGTCTCTAGGGGCATCTTGACGATATGCTTATCAGGTAGAACCTCAGCACAACGCCAGGGACTTTCGTCCGTCACAAAGATGTTCATAATAAATGTGTTAGGGAAATCACTAGGAGGAATGTAACCATAATAACAACATCCCAAGAGTTTGTCCGTATAAAGTAAGGAATTGAAATACTATCACCTACCATCTGCAGTACAACACCAAGTGTTGTATTGATGTGGAGAATAATAAAATAAGCAATAATCACAAGACCACTGCCTAATACTCTCATAGGGACATCAACCGAAGGTGGAGTCCGGTTCAAGCGCGATGTAATATGTGAGATCAACATTGGTACTTACAAATCTAGCAAGGAGTTTTTCTGAGATTACAACCTCATAAGTTCCAGGAAGAATTTTAATATTTTCTACCTTAAAGTTAAAAGCAAACTCTAGATTGGTTTCTCCAACGGTGATCGAGTACTCATTAGATGTGTCATTCTTTTTATCACGAACAACTAATTTAACGACACCTGCTTCTCCAACTGCAACCAAATCTGGGAGTTGATAGACAGCAGATGCTTTTAAGAGAGACTGGAGTTGAGTGCTATCAAGTTTGAAGCATACATCTTCTGTGGGAAGTGTGATGGACTTTTCAGGAGGAGAAACAATTACACTAGGGTCGGCA